GGAGTTGCTCTGAATGGAATGCGGCTTGCGCTTGAATGAAAGCCGACGGGGCGGAGTGATCATCTCGCCTTTCCTGAAGCTCCTCTGCGGGGTCGTCATCAAGCAGTCGCCGAAGCTCCCCTGGATGGAACTGGTCGAGATCAAAAGTAAACTCCTCCGAATCGACGGGAAACGACTGAGCAGGATGATTGTCTCCTACTCCGTGATGCTCGTCTTGCAACTGTGTTTCCAGCCGCTGAAGCTCTCCCTGAGGGAGCTGCTCTGAGTGGAATGCGGTTTGCTCCTGAGTGAAAGCCGACGGGGCGTGTTGACCGTCCTGTTCTTCCTGAAGCTCCCCTAGCCGAGTGCTCGCTTCGTGCGGCGCGCTGTGCTGCGCAGCGGCGGCGTCGATGCGCAGCGGTCCCATCGGCGCCGCGCTTTCAGGATTGATGAGGGCCACGTTCTGGGGGGAAGGATCGATCAGCGTCCTCCGTCTCTTCGCTGCTCTCGATTGAGCGGTGTCATGCTCATGATTTATGAGGACCCCTTCGCTTGGCAGGAGATTGCTCCCGGCGCGTGCATCTGTCCTTTGGCGAAGAGTTTGTTGGACATCGTTAGATGCGTCTTTCCCTGAGGGGAGGGCGCGCGGTCGCCCGCGAGAAACTAAATGATTGGGGTCATGATACGCACGAAGGACGCTCAGCCCGGCCTTAATCATTGGGTTGTTCGGAAAGTAAGTAGTTGCGTGATCTAGCAGAGACTTGTAATCTGCTAGATCGGTCGTTTGGCCGCGAGCGCGGAGATCATTCACAAGTCGATGAAGTGCCTGCGTATAGCGTCTAACCGTTTTAGGTTGTGAGTTGTTCTGCGCCACATATTGAGCGATCGCGCTATCGATATGGTTCCGGTCTTCCGTCGACAGATAGTCTGGGGCGGGGTCGTGATACGCACGAAGGACGCTCAGCCCCGTCCTTATCTTTCCGTTTGTCCGAAAGTGGGTATTTGCGTGTTCCACTAGGGCATCGTGGTTCGCTAGATCGGTCGTTTGGCCGCGAGCGCGGAGATCATTCACAAGTCGATGAAGTGCCTGCGTATAGCGTCTAACCGTTTTAGGTTGTGAGTTGTTCTGCGCCACATATTGAGCGATCGCGCTATCGATATGGTTCCGGTCTTCCGTCGACAGATAGTCTGGGGCGGGGTCGTGATACGCACGAAGGACGCTCAGCCCCGTCCTTATCTTTCCGTTTGTCCGAAAGTGGGTATTTGCGTGTTCCACTAGGGCATCGTGGTTCGCTAGATCGGTCGTTTGGCCGCGAGCGCGGAAATCATTCCCAAGTCGATAAAGTGCCTGCGTATAGCTTTTAACCGTTTCAGGTTGTGAGTTGTTCTGCGCCGCATATTGAGCGATCGCGCTATCAATATGGTTCCGGTCTTCTGTAGAAAGATGAGGATAGGTGTTATGCGGACGAAGAACGCTCAGCGCTGCCTTAATATTTTCGTTGTCCGAAAAGTAAGTATTTACGTGTTCCGCTAGGGCATCGTGGTTCGCTAGATCGGTCGTTTGGCCGCGAGCGCGGAGATCATTCCCCAGTCGATAAAGTGACTTAGTATAAGCTCTAACCGTTCCAGGTTTGGGGTTTTTCTGAGCCGCATATTGAGCGATCGCGCTATCGATAAGGTTCCGGTCTTCCGTCGACAGATGGGGATGGCCAGGGCCCCGGCTGCCAGCGGTGCCGTCGATGCGCCGCGGTTCCATCTGCACCGCGCTTTCGGGATTGAGGAGCGCGCTCTGGGAGGAGTTATCGCGCTTAGCTCGTACGACGAGTTCTTCCGCCGCCCAAAAGGTCCTAAAATAATTCAAGGACTTAAGGAGATCCGCATTGCGCCCGCCGGTGTACTTGTGTATGGCGCCATCGTCGATCAGCGACTTGCTGTCCAGGCGATCGACAATGCTTGGTAGCTTATTTTCGAATAGCCAACGGCTATAGGTAATGAGGCGGCTTACATGCTCATGTGCCCCTCGGCTCTTCATGCCGCGCTCTATGAGGGCGTGCTCAAGCTTCAGGACGGCGGCATCCTTGGAATAGAGAGGCCGCTCGTCCGAACGCCCTCGGACTATGATGCCCGTTGTTGCAACCTGCGGTGCACCGCTACTTTCTCCTGAAGCGGCGTTCGCGTTTGACTGTCGGTATATCACAACCTCTTCAAGATCGGGCAGCGTCCTCCGTCTCTTCGCTGCGCTCGATTGAGCCGCGTCATGCTCATGAGGGATCACAGTATCGATAAAGTTCCGGTCTTCTGTAGACAGATGGGGATAGCTGGTGGCCCTGTGTCCGCTGGCGACGGGAGCAGCCTGGCTTGCCTCGGCCAAGTGCTGCTCAAAGACGTCTTGCCCGGCCGGGCCCGCCTGCGGCTCTTCCGAAACGGCGTGCCGCGCTAGCGACCCAGCTGGCACATTAGATGGATCGAAGTTCTGCCGGTCCATGTCAGCCTCGTGTTCAAGATTACCTGCGTAGGTCCCCTACTGCGGCAAGCTTTCTAGAACCTGACGTAGAGATGTCTCGCAGCGGTCGCAAAGGCCAGCCTGGGAACCGACATCGCTAGGAGTCAGCGTCTTCCCCATGATCTAGCTTCTCGCACCTGCTGCCAGCTTCGAACATCTCACAGATTGTAACTGGGTCCTTCCAGGGCCCTTCCCCCATTCGGGTGACGCGCGACCGCCCGACTCTCGCAGATACAAAATTTTAAAAGTGACTTTCTGTTCTCGGATCGGTTGTGGAACCTGGGGGTCGATCCCACCCCGGCCTGCCCCTGAAAACATCAGATTGGCGATTTCCAAGCCCGAAATTGATATTTTGATCCGGCGGCGGTCCGGCGCTGCGATGGGATACCGAAACACGCTCGAAAGAAACTATACCGATTGAGACCGTATGGCTCCCAATCGGAGCCTCCATCCATGATCGTCATCGGCCTCAAGGGCCTTATCGGGTCCGGCAAGACCACCGTGGCCCGCCATCTCATCGAGAACCACGGGTTTGTGCGCGGCCGGTTCGCTGGCGCGCTCAAGGACATGCTGCGCGCCTACCTGCGCTACCGGCGCTGCGACGAAGCCACCATCGAGCGGATGATCGACGGCGATCTCAAGGAAGTGCCGACGCCCTGGCTGGGCGGCCAGTCGCCGCGCCACGCCATGGAAGGGCTCGGCGGCCATTGGGGCCGCGATTGGATGGGCTCTGAGTTCTGGATCGGCACCGAGACCGACGTGCTTTACATGAGCGCGCCGAAGCGCGTCGTGTTCGAGGACGTGCGCCACGCAAACGAAGGCGAAGCCATCGACCGCATGGGCGGTTGGGTGATCGAGATCGTTCGCCCCGGCCTGATCCCCCAGGAACACCGCACCGAGCAGGCGCAGGCCGAAGTAAAGGCCCATCGCTCCGTCATGAACTACCAGGGCGATATGGCGTCCACCTTCCGGCAGATGGACATCGTCGTCGCCGATCTGGCGGCGCGGACCGACCGGCTGAACGTGATCGACTGATCATGGGCAAGACCGTCAACCGACAAGAGCTTGCGGACATCTTCGGCTATTCGCTGCCGACGATCTCCGCATGGGTCGAGAACGGGATGCCGGTCAAGTCGCACGGCGGCCGTGGCAAGCAGTTCGAGTTCGACACCGAAGACGTGCTGAAGTGGCTGCTCGCGCGCGAACGTGCAGAGCGCAAGGCGCATACGGCCGCGACGCTTAAGGAAGGCGGCGAAGAGATCACCATCGACAAGGCGCGCCTCCGCAATGAGATCGCGAAGGCGAAACTGTCCGAGTTGGAATTGGCGACGAAGATGGAGCTTGTTCGCCCCATCCAAATGATCGTCAAGGTGCTCTCGAACGAAATCGCCAACGCACGCGCGCGGCTGCTCGGCATCCCATCCAAGCTCCGGCCCGCCATTCAACTCGAAGTCGGCGCGCCTGAAGGCACGAAGAAGCTGGTCAACGAAGTTGAGCGGCTGATCCTCGAAGCACTGAACGAAATCAAGATGACCACGGAGCCCGTCGAGGAAGAACCTCACGTCGAGCCGACGGTCGAACACATCGAGCAAGACGAAGAAGAAAATGACGAGTGAGTTTAAGCCTTCGTGGATGAAGTGGCCGCCCAACAGTTGCGAAGTCTGCACCGGATGGAAGCGGGAAGGGGAGTGGCACGGCGTTTGTCAACGCACGGCCTCGATCAACTTCGAGCAACCGACCGACGCACGTCAGCGCTGCCCTGAGTATCAGCGCAAGCCGGATTGAGCATGACCGCCGCCGTCGCCGTAGTCGATGAATACAGTGACGATGCCGCGTATGAAGCTCGGCTTCGCGCGCAGGTTCGCGAAATCATCGCGCAGAGCTTCAGCCCGCCGCCGAAGCTGACCGTCTCCGAGTGGGCGGACGAATACCGCGTGCTCTCGCCGGAAGCGTCTTCCGAGCCCGGCAAGTGGTCTACTGCGCGCGTCGAGCCGTCGCGCGGCATCATGGATGCCTTCGCCGATCCCGAGATCGAGATCATCACCTGTATGGTCGCGGCGCAGACGGTGAAGACCGAAGTCATCAACAACGTGGCGGGCTTCCACGTCCATCTCGATCCGTGCCCGATGCTCATTCTGCAACCGACGTTGCAGATGGCCGAAGCATATTCGAAGGATCGTCTCGCGCCGATGATCCGCGACACGCCGCCTCTCTCGGCGAAGCTCGGCAACAGCGCGCGCGACTCCGAAGACACGATCCTTCACAAGAAATATGCGGGCGGCCACATCACCATGGCGGGCGCAAACTCGCCCGCATCGCTCGCATCGCGCCCGATCCGCATTCTGCTCTGCGACGAAGTTGATCGCTATGAGGCGAGCGCCGGTAAGGAAGGCGATCCCGTCTCGCTCGCCATCGAGCGAACCACGACGTTCTGGAATCGCAAGATCGCACTCGTCTCGACGCCGACCATCAAGGGCGCGTCGCGCATCGAGTCATCCTATGAGGAAAGCGATCAGCGCCGCTTCTTCGTGCCGTGCCCGAAGTGCGCTCACATGCAGCATTTGCGCTGGGCGCAAGTCCGATGGCCCGACAACGATCCGTTGGCGGCACGCTATCACTGCGAATACAGCGACCCCGACACCGGCGAACTGTGCGACCACGGATGGAGCGAGGCAGAGCGGCTGAAGGCGATCCAGCGCGGTGTGTGGATCGCGACGCGGCCCGAAGTGAAGGGTCACGCGGGCTTCCACTTGAACCGCATCGCGTCGCCGTGGCGCGCTCTCGGCGAGATGGCACGCGACTTCGTGTTGGTGAAGAAGCACCCCGAGCGTCTGAAGACCTGGGTGAACACGCGCCTTGCGGAGACGTGGGAAGAGCGCGGCGAGCGAGCCAACCCCGACTCGATCTTTGCGCGCCGTGAAGAGTATGACGCCGCGATCATCTTGCCGAGCGGCGTCGGCTGCATCACCGGCTCCGTCGATATTCAGGACGACCGCGCCGAAGTCGAGTGGTGCGGTTGGGGCCAGGACGATGAATCGTGGTCGCTCGACTACAAGGTTCACTATGGCGCGCCGAACACCCCCGGCTTTTGGGAGGTCATCGACAACGCCTTGATGCGAACGTTCAAGCATCCGTCCGGCGTCGAGATGCGTGTGGAAGCGGCCTGCATCGACTCTGGCGGCCACTTCACGCAGCACGTCTACAACTTCGTTCGGCCGCGCATCGCTCGCCGCGTCTACGCTATTAAGGGCATCGGCGGACCCGGCCGCCCGATCTGGCCGGTGAAGGGCACCGTCAACAAGGCGAAGAACGTCACGATCTTCGTGCTTGGCGTCGATCAGGCGAAGGACATGCACTACAAGCGGCTCGAACTGAAGGAGCCCGGTCCCGGCTACTGCCATTACCCGCTGCTCGAAAACTATGACAAAAAGTTCTTCGAGGGCCTGACCGCCGAAAAAGCGGTGCTGAAGACCGATAGGCGCGGCTTCGTGACGAAGGAATGGCACAAAGTCCATCAGCGCAATGAACCGCTGGATCTCCGCGTCTACAATATCGCAGCGCGGCTCTCGCTCGGCATCAACATGGAGCGTCGTTTGATGGCTCTGCGGGCGGCAGCGGCGAACGCGCTGAATGCTGCCCCGCAAATGCCCGTCGCGCGCGAAGAACCGGCCCCTGCGGCTCCCCAGGCTCTTCCTGGGAGGCGTCGCGTCCGCAGCCGTGGCGTTGAAAGTTAAGGATTGAGCGGCTAGATGAAGAGCATGATGACCAAGGACGATGTCCGCGCCGCCCGTACCGCCCTGGGCAAGATGTGGAAGCCCGGCGGTGCCCCGCTGACGGCCCAAGAGCTCGTGCGCGCCCTGGGGCTCTCCGAGGACCACGGCACCGACCACGTCTACAACATGGAGAAGGGCAAGTCGGCCGTTTCCGGCACTATCGAGATGCTTTTGCGCATCTATCTCGCCGGTGGAGTGCCGCCTGACGATATCGTGATCTTCAAGGACGCTCCAAAGCGAGCGCGCTAAGGGAGATCGGAACGCTCTCTCTCGAACGATCCATGTCCCGTAGCTTCGGGGCATGGCAAAGACCGTCGAAGAGCAGCTTGAAGAGACCCTAAACTCGATCAACACGGTCGAGCAGAACGGTCAGCGTTACACGATCAAGGATCGTGAGCTTTGGCGCGCCGATCTGCGCCAACTCGATCAGCGCGCTCAACGCCTCGAAAAGCAGGCCGCTCGGGCCAAGCGCGGCGGCATTCGTACCCAGCGGGTGATCCCGCTGTGATTAAGCCCGTCGCACCGACCCTTATGGACCGCTTCCTGGCGGGCGTCGCACCGAACTTCGCGACGCGCCGCTATCATGCGCGCCTCTCGCTCAACTACATGGGCCAATGTCAATCGGCGTTTGACTGGGACCCCCTA